TGAGACAGTCCCTCCAACTAACAGTAACCCTGTCATGGTGGCAAGTATATGTTTAAACATTAATCCTCTAATCGTATGTGGATGTGGTCATCAACTCGTTTACCTCTGTTGGGTATATGAGAAATCCTTTCGCTGGATTGTCGGAGTTGGGTGCGGCGATTTTGATTTGGAGTTTATTTTTGTTTGCTCTCAAATATCTTTTTAATCTGCCGAGTTCTATTATACAGAAAGCGTTAGGTGCAAACATATATACCCACCATTTCGCTGTCGTTACTGCTATACCAGATGGCTTCCAGCCTGCGTTTCGTGGGTTCTGTTCGAACTCTACAAAGATTCTTCCGTTGCGGAACCTGTCGTACTTAACTTCGAATGCACCTTGACTTAAATCTGCGAGAAACTGTTTAACTATTTCTTCGCCTTGATGACCGAACGCTAAATCTTTTGTGAAGTCATGCGGGTTGATGTCATGCGAAGGGACATAGCCTTCGGTGCGTTTGATATCAGTCATTCGTTTTAACTGACTCGTAGCCACGATTCAAGAAACCATCCAATGCGGAACGTTCACGTGGTGACGCACCAAGTTTGTGAACAAATTCATCTGCGCCGTAGATACGTTCCATTAAACATTCGTACAGTTCGCGTGCTATGTCTTCCATCAGTAACCTGCTTTCTTTAAAATGGTTATCAAGTCTTCAAGTCTTAAGACCGCATACTGGTCTGCTGGGTTGCCGTAACTGCGACGCTTCGCCACAACTATTCCAAGTTCGGCGTTAGCGTTGTCACGTTCAACTTGTGCTTCGTGTAACCATGTTGAGAAGTTGAGAACCTTTTGGTTTTTGCATTCCCAAACAAGTCGCGGGTCTGTGCCAGCGATGTCACCTTTGTCGTTCACTCCGTGTAACGTTCGCCGTTCCACATGAGGATAGAACTGGATGAGATAGTTCACGATGAACGTTTCGAAACTGGTTCCTTTAGCGCGTTCCTTTGACACGAGCCGACTCCTCTGCTAATAGTTGGCGGAACAGAAGGCTTCTGCTGACGTCACGTTTCTTGCATAGTTGTTTGATTGTTTCCATTTGGTCTGTTGTTAAACGCAAAGCAACTATGGCTGTTGAACGGGTTTTGCCTGTCGGGTCTACTGTCCGATAGTTAGCCATTGGTTACGCCTTTCATTTCTGTGAACGCTGTACGCAATGTTGATAAGTCTTTTTGTAGGATTTGTCCAGCCCAATCCAGTCCTGCTTTTTGTGCGACTGCGTTAGGTGTTAGCCCTGCTTTTTCGCAGGCATCAACGAACTGTTTGACCTGTGTTTTGGTTAATGGTTGCGTGTCGTCAGTCACGGTGGAAGCCACAGCCTTGCCTGCGTGTGGCTTCCCCGCTACTGCTGACTTGTCATCCCATTCTGATTTAGACCAGAGTGACAAACAGATACCGAAGCGCATGGATGCGTTGCGTAGGAAATCGCCGATGAGTTCTTTATCTAGGTCAGGTTTATCTGCTCGCACCGAGCCGACACCCAACATTGTTTTGTCGAGGATTGTAAGTTTGCCCCACATGACTGCCATGCCGTTTGCTTCGTGGATGGCTGGTCTGCCGTTATTCCATCCGCATGGTTCCCATGACCACATCGGGTCGATGTCGATGAGGATGCGGTTAATTTCTGCGTGACCTACGAAGTCAAGTTGGATGCCACCTCGCGGTAGTTTCCCTACGATTGATGGGTCTGGTACTGCATATTTGGTGAGGATATCTTCTAGTTTCATACTCGTTCCCCTTTCAAGAGAAGTGTTCTGTTGGTTACTTTCTTACTGTATTTTTCTGCTATCGCTGGCTCTAACGCTTTTAACGTTTTGATGTCAAGACTCGCCCATGTTCTGCCTTTCCATGTGGCGATGATTGTGCCGTTCACGGTGGCGTATTCGTTCGCACCTATCATGTCGCACAGTTCTGCTTTCAATCTGTCTTCCACCTCTGTGTATGCTTTCAATTCTTTCTTAACGTGTTTCAGTTGCTCTACTAGTTCGGCGGCTGTTGGTGGCAGTTCCACAGATGTGCCTGTCGGCTTCTGGTAGCGGGTGCTAATCGTTTCATATGACCAATGCACACCGTCTGGGGTGATGCCAAGGTCTATGGATGTAAGCCATTTTGCTACAGCGTCGCAATGTTCCTGCTTTTCTTCGTCGGTTATCTTCTGTTCATGGATGTAGAGAACCATTGTTGAGTCGAACACAGCCCATGTGATGAGGTCTACATCGGCGCAGATGGCTTGTTGGATGCCTTGGATGCGCCAATAGTCTGGCAGTTCGCCACCCCATTCACGGCTCATCGTTTTGATTTCCAACACCAATCGTTCGTCACCGTTCTCGTACAGTCCGTCGAGGGTGGCTATCATCCGTGCGCCTTCGGGTGTTTCTGCGCTAAACATTTCTTCTGGTGTCACATATGCGATACCTGTTTTGTCTACAGCCCATTGCAACACGAACGGTTCTAGACGGTTGCCTCGTTCCATTGCAGGGTTTGGTGGTATCGGCGATGGTGGCACGTCACCTAATAGTTCTGCAGCATATTTGTCTGCTGGCACGAATGGGTGTAGCCCGTAGATTGCGGCGACCGCTGACGCAGATACCCGTTTACGTTTCTTGTCATCCCAGAATCTGAGGTCTAGCCAGTCTTGTTCCCCGTGTGTGGGTTTTGTTATGCGTTGTAACGTGATGTTCATGTGTTTCCCTTCTCGTAGTTAATACTTGTAATACTGTATAGCAGATTGGGGTGGCTGTCAACCCCTAAGACAAGATTTTTATTTGCTCAATCATCTTCAACGGGATAGCAAGAATGTGGTCTGACGAATCCTCGATATAGGATTGGGCGATAACGATGTGGTTCGGTTTGGCGTCAGGTAACAGCCAACCTACGGAGTGTACGACAGCGGGTTCAGGTTCGATGTCTGATGTCGGCATCCATCCTGTTGATACCGAATGGGCGTCATGCCACACCAGTAGCACCATCGTATGTTTGTACCCTTCGGTCATAGCATCAGTTTACTTGTTGGGTGTAACGGGGTGAGGGTTTAGTTGCGTTGATTAGGTGGTCTAAAGCGTTGAGTGCTTCAAAGAATTCTTGTTCTTCGGAGTGGCTGGCGACCCTTGCTTTTACCAAGAATTTCCTTATATTGTATAGCGTTTCTTTTGTCATAGGACTTGACAAGATAGCAGGTAAACGAATTGTTAGTCGGTTGTTTCCGAATAATTTGCGTGACTGAAAGCCATTAGTTTTCCGTCAGGTTTATAGGCTATCCATGTTGGGGCGTCTGGGTCGCAACGGCATCCAATAGTTTTGTTGGGTTGAAAAGTAACAAGGGTGTTACATTTGTTGCAGAATGCTGTCGGCATATTATCCTCTATTTTTCTCAAGTGAAACACTCACAAAATTCCATTTATTTGCTTGACTTGAAAAGTCTATTGGTTTCGCACCCACGGCATTACTCCATGCCCGAATATATTCATCCATCACCAACGGGAAGTACGTGAAATAGTTGTCTTGATGAATGTAGCCGACAGTAATTGTCGGTACTGGCATCACCTTGATGGTGTCTATACCCAAACCAGCCCAAGCCAAAGGATATCTTGTATCCAATTTGTTTAACCCCAAATCAAGATTCATTGCATCCCTACGCCACACAGTAGAAGTAATCGTTGTCGAAGCAACAAGAATAGATTTATCATTAAGACTATTCATATAGTCGCACATCTTTCCTAAGAATCCTGCATTCACTTCACGACTGTTCGGAGTCCAATGCAACACCCGACCAACACCATCCAACATTGGCAACAGCATCTCAATAGTTCCAGGCAACATTGTGTCATCGTCACCAAAAACCCAAACATATTTACCACTACCTTGCGTAACCCCACGAAACACGTTCGGGTCCCCGTCAATGTTCTTCAACCTTTTACTGTACTGAACCTGCGGAAACTTTCGGGCGAACGATTCAGCAAAACCATTAGGGTCGTTGTCGCTGACAATCAATTCAACCCCATCAACAAGTTGCGGAACTATCGACTCCAAACATGGACCGATATCAAGTCTGTTAAACGTGGGAATATAGATTGTTAAAAGCACTACTTTGTATGTTCTTTAACGTGGCTTTCTAAACGGTCAGAAACCTTATCAACTTTAACTTCAACCCTACCGACACTACTGAACACGTGTTGCAACATACCAGAAACAACAGCATGGTCTTCCCGATTTTCTTTACGAAACAAAGCAATGACAGTAACAATAATTCCACCGACCGCTGTGACAACAGCCGACAGTATTAAAGCCCACCCGCCATCCATTATGCAGGTTTAACTTTCGCTTCGAAATCTAGTACTGCTTGCGGAATATCTTCTCCACATACATAGCGGATATGCCATGGCTCTGATTGAACTTCCCAACTGAACCCAAACTTTGCACAGTTCTGCAACATCCAATCCAAACGCAAACCGTTAGCAGACCAAACATCAACAGCCAAACCCCACCCATGGTTACTAGTACCTGGCGATGCCATCGGTGCCATACCTTTTTTAAGGAACCATTTCTTACCCTGATAGGTGCGCGTGGTGCCAGTCCCTGTGTCTTTTTGTACGAACCGTGACATGAACCCTGCGAGTTGCTGGTCGAAAGAACGGTACGCATCTGCGCTCGATGTCGGCTTGAACGGTTTAGTTTCTTCAGCCTGCATAGCGGCGTCATGTAACGCTTCCCAAGCACGTGCCGCGAGATGATGCAACTTACCTGACGGGGTGATAGGGCGCATAATGTCGGCAGGTAACTGCCCGTTTTTTGTTCCCTTTAAATCTTTCGGGAGTTTGACCTCGACGACAGGTAGTTTCATTTACTTCTTTTTCTTTGCCGCATTCATGTTGTCAATAAGGTTCGGGTATGGGCGACCAGCCTTCTTCGCTGATGCTTTCGCTGAAGCCTTCTGACTGCTACTTAAAGTCTTAGATTTTTTGTTCGGGTTTTTTGATTCCCAAACTGGTTTCTTTTTCATTTCTTTTTGGCTTTGGTGCCGAACGCTGCCGAGATTTCTTCTGATGTGAGTTCGCCGTCTACTGATGCGGTGGCAAGTTTCTGCACAACACCGAACAAGGCTGTCAAGCCAGCAACACCAGCAGATTTAACTACGTCGACACCAAGGATTGCGCCACCTGTGATGATAGGTAGGGCTGATGCGATGAACAGGGAGATGAGTCTTTGTCCGAGGTCTAAGGCTTTTGCGATTGCTGAGTTCATTCTGGGTCCTTTTGTGTTAGGGATATCAACGAGTGTAGCACTATGCCAATACCTGTTAAGAGTAACGCCTGTCTTAAGGTAGGACCTGACAAGGTAATTAAAACCATGCCTGTACCAACCCATGTCCACGTGTTATCCCTTATGTAGTTGATGATGTGTTTCATTATCGTCTTATTCTAGTAGGTGGTATTGCTGCGATGAGCGCACCTACAGCGACTAGGGTTCGGCGTGTTTTTACAGGGATGTTTGACCCTGTTGGTACATAGTTTTCGAATTGTGAACTGAAGATGTCAATGGTTTTTTCGAACGCTTTTTTGACTTTGGTGGGGGCTTGTTGGATGGCGGCTGTGAAGGCTTCTAGTTGGGTGTCGGATAGTTCTTCTACGTCTAGTTGTTCAAAGAGTTGTTCGGCTTGTTCTTCGGTGATGGCGGCTAGGACTTCGGGGGTTGACGCTATTTCTGCGGCTTGGTCGGGGGTGATGTCTGTGGCTAACAGTTGTTCTACGGCTGCTACTACTTGTGCTGGGGTTGCGTCGGCAAGGATTTCTAGGATTTCGTCTAGTTTTTCTTCGGTGATGGGTTCGTTTTCTTGGATGTCTAGTTCTTCTACGAACGCTTCTAGTTCTTCGGGGGTGTCAACTGTTGGGTCTAGATCAGGTATGGTGGTGGTTGATGAATCTTGTTCTTCTTCTAGTTCTGTATCTGTTGTTTCTTCCTCTTGCGGGGTTGTCGTTGTTGGCGTTTCTGTTTCGTCGGGAAGAACTACGTCAGGAACAGTCTCGTCAGGATAGGTTGTAGATGTTTCTGGTTCTGTGGTTTCAGATTCAGGTTCGTCGGGTTCGCTGGTTGTTGTGGCTGGTTCGGGTTCAGGTTCGTCGTCTATGGGTGTGGTTACAGGTTCAGGCTCGACGCTAGTAGTTGTCTGAGGGGGAGTATATGGTTCAGTTGTTGTGGTCGTTGTTTGAATTGGGATGGTCGTCGTTGACGTTGTTGTTGTCGTTTGCGTGGTTGTTGTTGACTGAACTGTGGTCGTGGTTGTGGGAAGGGTTGTTGTAGATGAAGTCGTGGTTGTGGTTGAAGTTGTTGTTGTTGTTTGGGGCAACGTGCTTGTGGTTGTCGTGGTCGTGGTTGTTGTTGTGGTGGTTGGGCTACTACTAGTAGTGAAGGCCGAGTCGGGGACCATTTCCCAACCCTGACCGTTGATGTTCCAGGCAAGCATTATGCAGGTGCCGCCACCGTTTTCGTACATCCATAGTTCTAAAGGTTGGCTGCCTGCGTCTAGTTGTAGTTCGCCTGACACGGTTGCTGAACAACCCTGGTCATTCCAAACACCGAACGTGTTGCCGTCAATGGTTATCTCACCGCCGTCATCCGATGCCAACCAGAACTCAATCGTGTTGTGAACTGGGATCGTGATGTAGCCGGTCATGTGAACCATGAACAGATCGCCTGTGCAGTTGCCGTATGGTTCGCCGTCGTAGCTGCGGTTGATGTTGTTCTCGACCTCTG